GCTTCGCGGGCTGAAGCTGTGTCATCGCTTCGGCTTCCAGTCCGCGGCGATCCACGAGCCACGACCGCGGCGGGTGAAGTCCCGCAACAGCTCGACGGCGATGCTCGACGCCAAGACGCCAAGCAAGAGGCAGAGAATGGAAAGGTAGGCGGCGGCATAAAGCTCGGTCATAGGTTGGGCCTCCGGTCGCCGTCCCGGTGTAGTCCGGGGTCGGCCCGTACAGTGTACACTACTTAGTGTCAATTGTCTACTTCGGGGTGTGCTACCCTCGAAGGGAAGGCAGGGCGGGGGCGTGGGTCCGTCAGTCTCTTGGGCCGCTCCCATCCTGCCGGCAGCCCGTCCCGAGATCCCGAGCGCCATGCCGGCAGCCAACACCCAACGCGATCGGAAGCTCCACCGCCTCGGCGGCCAGGTGCTCCCGGTGGTGTCACTCTGTCACCTGTCCCGGTGGGGTGGCGGGCGGTCTCCGCTGCCTGTTCCCCTGTCTCCGGGCGTCCGTCCCGGTTCCCGGCTAGGGTGGGGCGGTGGAAAGGCAGGGAAAAAGAGCCAGCGAGACGGCCAGCAGCGGCCAGCGCGGGCTACCTCAGCCCCGATCGGCGGGTGGGTGGGCCATTCCTCTCTCTTTGTGTGCTCGGTGCCGGGGGGGCTCCCGGGCTGCCGGGCTGTGGTGGCTGCCGGGCTGCCGACAGCGCCGACCGCGGCGACCGAGAAGGCAAGGGGGGGCGCCACCAGAAGAACGAAGTCAACAAGAGATGAAAATAACCCCCTCCTGGACCTGGGCCTCGCACGGAGGAAGGTAGGCAACTGACATGTTTTTCTTCAATCCGGGTTCCAATCCCCTATTGGCCTTTCTCCAGGGCGGGACGGTAAGCAGCATGGGTATGGGGAACGCTCAGCCTCCCTGGCGTCCGGGTCAGCAGGAGTTATTGTCGATGCAGATGCAGCAATCGCAGTACATAGCGGGGCTCAATGCCCAACGCGCCGCGATGCAGGGGCAGATCATGTTTGGTCCACGCCCGGAGGACGTTGTGAGGTCGGACGTGATCGCCCAGACGCCGTTTGTGGGGCCGCGGGAGCCGGCAAAGGTGGCTCTCGAGCAGTTCAAGCCTCCTGAGAAGGACATAACGCCCGATCCCGAGTTTGAGTGTGCTCAATGCGGTCATCCTGGTCCGAAGGACCGTCTCAACGGCTGTCAGGTCTGTGGTGGGATGGTTTGGAAATAACCCAAAGGAGAGAGACGACATGGCGAACTACCAGAGAGGAATGAACATGCGGAAGCTGTTGTGGGGCGGATTCGGGGTATTGGTGCTGATCCTGATAGCGGTGGGCATCTGGGGGTGTACGGAGGAGGGCGACACGTACAATCGGGTGACGAATCCGTGTTGCGACGACACCTGTTACCCCATTCACACCTGCGACGACGCGACAGGCTGCACCGACCCGTGCGCCAAATACGAGATTTGCTTCGAGGGCAGGACGTTCAAGATCCTGAAGAGCGAGTGGGAGGACTACAAGGCCCGCGGCGCAGTGAAGGGCAAGTGCCCCAAGGGCGATGATGACGATGACGACAACGGGGACGACGACGATGATGATGGGGACATGGTGCTCGTTTGTCACTTTGGCCAGAACATCTGGGTGCTCGAGTCGTTGCTCCAGGAGCACCTGGCGCACGGGGACACCCGGGGCAAGTGCCCGATCGGTGACGACGACGATGATGACGATGACGAATGCGATCCAGCGGTGGAATGCTGCGTGGTAGATGGCAAGACCTTCATCTGTCACTTCCCACCGGGGAACCCTGGGAACTACCACACGCTGCACATTGGCTCGAGCGCGGTGCCGGCGCACCTGTCGAACCACCCGGGCGACCATTGTGGATACTGCTTGGATCCGGAGCCGTGCTTCTGGTGTGACTGAGGAGCTCAGGAAGAAGATCGAGCGATGCGTGGACGAGCTCGAGCCCGGGACGGTGACCCGTCTCGACTGGATGACGCCGACCGAGTTCATGCTGTTTATGCAGGAGTTGGCCAATGAGAGGAACCAGGGCAAAGGCGATCCGGAGGGAGGCGACGAGCCTGTACGGGGCAGCCCGGACGATGATGAAAGACTGCCCGCCGCAGAAGACGATCTACATGCGGCTGAAGAAGATGCACACAGGCCGGATGCCACTCTCGAGAGACCTTCTCTACCGGCCGGTGCGGCCGATGCGGATATATCAGTTCAACTGGTCCAGGCGCAAGGCCTGGCTCCAGGAATTCTTCAACAACCTCAAGGAGAAGAGACGATGAAGGCTGGTGTCAAGACAACCGAATTCTGGATGACCATTGGTGCCGCGGTGCTCGGGCTCCTGGTGAGCCTGGAGGTCATCGGCACCGAGGACATGGACGCGATCCTCAAGGTGATCGCCCTGATCCTGGGTCTGCTGCCAGCAGCGGCCTACAATCTGAGTCGTGGCCTAGCAAAGATGGGCCGTGACGACTAAACGCAGGCGGAACCTCCGCAAAAGGAGAAAGAAGAAGATGGATACCATCGAAGAAGAAGCTGCGAAGACCCAAAGCCATGCCACGACAGGGGATCCGGTCATGGAGACCGAGGAGCCCATGACGGTCGAGACGGTGCTCCCGGAGCCCCAGGGCCACGTCGGGGGCCCCCCTGTGGGCAACAACGTGGGCAACGGGCCCTTCGTACCCGAGTCTGGGTACATCCGGGGCCAGATCATGCGTCAGGCGGCGGTCTTGAGCGAAATGTCGGCGTTCTGCAAGCAGAATCACCCATTTCTGACTGGCGGATCGCTTGGTGCGCTCGAGAACGCCGAGAGAGAGATAACCGCCGCGTGGAAGTCCCTTTTGGTCTCCGCGGCACGACTCGAGGAGTAAAATATGGCATTTGGCAAGAAAAAGGCGGTTCCCACGCCGGAACCGGCCAAAAAGGCCAAAAAGGCCGCAAAACCGGCGAAAAAGCGCGTTCCGTTCGATCCGGGGCTCAAGATCGCCGGCAAGGCCTCCGCGGCGCAATTGCGGGCCCGTATCGCCTTCCTGGAGGACCAGGTGAAGTTCCACGAGGGCAGGAAGGGGCGCCGTGGAAGATAAACCGAAAGTCCCCAAAACCCGAATGGGGCTCGGTAAGGAAGAGGATCTCGACGATCCGAAGACCTGGCACTACTGGATGGCTGAAATGGGTCACCCGCGGGTTGAGCGTCTCTACGAGCTTCGACGAGACGTGGACGAGCTCAAGACAGCTCTCGAGGGGATGCTCAAGGTACTCGAGAACCTGACCAACGCGGTCATGCCACAGCGATGATCTCACCGGGCGAGCATAAGGATGTGCTCGAGGTCCAGCCCCAGAAGAAGGCGGCCTGGTGCGTCGTCTGGAAGCGGAATGGCACTGCCGAGTTTCGGGACTGCCTCATGTCTTTCGGCATCTCCGATTCGCCGGAGCAGGCGATGGAGAAGGTCTTGCGGAAGCTGAGAGGCGATAGTAAATTTGCGCTCCTGATGGGGGACGGGATTTTCTACCCGATCCCAACCCACATGGGGGTGCTCAACAAGAAAGTGGCAGGTGTGTAATGGTGGAATACGGTATGGATCTGAAAAGGAAGCACCGCCTCGAGCAAGAGTTTGCCGATGAGGCGCACGTCCACAAAGGACGGGTCATCGCCTCCTTTGACCAGGGGACCATCTCTCCCCTCGATGAGAATAAAGTGGTCGTGGACCACGAGGCCGGCTGTGAGTCGATCCTGAAGGCGGGGGACGAAATCTGCGACTGCGATCCGGACATCTACATCGCCAACCGTGCCGTTGGCGAGGGCCGGCCTACCGAGCTTCAAATCGACGCCAATGGAGATCCAATCTGATGCCAGCAAAGAGCAAGAAACAGCAGCAATTCATGGGAGCCGAGCTCGCCCGGAAGCGGAAGCGCAAGAAGACCAAAACCGACATGAGCGAGGCTGAGCTCAGTAGGATGGCCTCTAAACCCCGCAAGCGGAGGAAAAAGTAATGGCAAACGAACTAGCAATCACGGCCTCGTTCGCGTACACCAAATTCACCACGGCCGAGTCACAGTCCTTCGCGGCCTCGAGGGATGTGGTCGGTAACAACTTCATGCACCACGTCCAGAACGTCGGCTTCGCGTCCGACGAGGTGCTCGTGCTCGGGGATGTCACCGTAGGCGGGTATTTCTTCGGCATCAACCGGGATGGGGATAACTTCGTCCAAATCTTCGGCAATACCGGGGACCAGGCGCTCGCCAAGCTGCTGCCGGGCGACTTCTGCATGTTCCGGGTCGATACCGGCGCCACCGTCTACGTCCAGGCCGACACCGACGCCGTTCTCCTGGAGTATTGGATCTGGGAGGAGTAGTTGCGGCGGATCGAGCGAGACGATCTCGCTTATTGGATCTGGATGTCCCGGGAGGAATGGGAGCTCGTCTATGCGCTCTCCCAGGCCTTACAGGAGTCTGACCTCCTCCCCCGGGACATAGGGCTGAATTTCGCCTTCTACAATACGATTTTTGGCCTCCAGAAGAACGGCTTCCATTTCAAGCAGATCCGGCTGTCTGATGACGGCTGGATGTACTTGTTGGGCGATCAACCCCGCGAGCGCCGAAACGAGCTCTTTGTCCGGATGTTCGAGCGCAACGTGGCGCCCGACTACGAGGTACACCTCAAGGTGGCCCTGAGAGTCGCCAGGGAGCACGAGCTCCCCGACCAGATCATCCAGACCCTCGAGACCGCCCAGGACCGCACAGACCGCCGCCTGAAGCAGCGCAAGCAGGCCTGGGCCTCAGTGCCGAAGGAGCAGGTCAAGATACTGATGGACGAGTTCTACGAGCAACACGCAGCCCGAGAGAAGTCCATAAAGGGCCTGAGACCGATCATCCAGCAGATCGACAAGGAGACCATCAATTGACTGAAATAACCCCCCTGGGGACGCTGATTCTGGTGATCCCCGACGCGCCCGAGGAGCTCAGTGGCGGGCTGGTGAAGCCCGACAACCTACGTGAAGAGAGACCCGAATCCGGGATCGTCAAATCCACCGGGCCGCTCATAGGTGATAACCGCATCTTGGTCGGCTCTCGAGTCGTCTTCCCCCCCTACGCCGGCCACGACTATCGGCTCGACGGAACGCTCCTGAAGCTACTCGATGCCTCCGAGGTCTATGGAGTGGTCAAGGACGAAGGTGATCCCGTTGCTGCGGCCTGAATGGATCGACAGGATCTCCCCTGCCAATATGCGCCTGTTCGTCGAGCGGGACGAGCAGCCCAAGACCTACGGCACCTTCATCATCATCCCCGACCGCTACCGCCAGGGCACCAGAACCCACATGGGCACCGTCCACTCCACCGGCTTCGGGGTGCGACACGTCCGCAAAGGCGACCGGGTGGTGATCTCCTCCGGCGTCGGCCGGAAGATCGTCTTCGGTGACCGGGCCCTGTATGTCTGTTTCGAGAGCGAGCTCTTAGCCACAATCACGGGCGAGAAGCTCGAGGATCTAGGGGAGGCGAAAGAGGGCAGGTTTCCCGTGGAACATCCGATGGGAGACGAGATTGTGGCGGACGAGGGCCGAGTCTGGGGCAAGGAGGACTGATGCCCAACGCCTGCTGGTTCGACGGCTATATCGCCAAGGATCCGGTGGAGATCCCGCCCAAGCCGGCCAAGGGGAAAAAGCCTGTCCGCTACTGCTACTTCACCGTGGGGCACAACCGGCTCCGTAGGCTCCCTGTCAACTGGATCCCTGTGTGCGCCTACGGCGAGCGGTGTAGGATCGTCATGGATGACCTCAAGTTGGTCAAAGGCGACTATGTGGTGGTCCAGGGCGAGCTGATGAGTCGGTTCGAGACCAAGGACGGCGAGAAGCGTTCGATCCTCCAGGTGCGTCTCGAGAAGGCCCATCGAGTGCTCGCCTCGAAGACCGACGCCGATAGCCAGTACGAGGACGAGCCCGACCAACGCGAGAGGATCAGTGGCCACGACTCGATCATCTGATGTGGTCGCTGAGTACCGCGACCGGGAGCTCCGGGATCTCTTCCGCGAGATAGCTCAGTACGTCCGCTACCAAGACTTCGACCACCTGCCAGTCGAGCGGTTCCAGCAGCTCTCCGACCTGGTGGTGTCCGACCTCTGGACCGACAGAACCGAAGGCCAGAAGGCCGCCAAGATAGGCTTCACCGAGGACGAGCTCCCGATCCTGCGGGCCACACCTGAGTATGAAGGTATCAAATTTGCGTACCGCGAGGCCTTCGATCGGCTGAAGGAGCCACAGCGTCTCGAGGATCACATGTCGGACATGATTATCCAGGATCGGGTGGCACGAGCCACTATCCGTACCGCGCTCCACCACAAGGACGGTCGAGTGCGGATCAAGGCGATGGAGCAGATCAACGACCGCGCCATGCCCCGGATCACCAAGGGGGGCGACACCAAAATCGTAATGATTCGCTCAGAGGATCTGCACCTGCTTCAAGAGACCGAGAGGCAGCTACTCGAGGCGGACGTGAAGGTACTCGATGTCGAATCTAGTGAGGTTCACACCAACAAAGCTGGCCGAATGGAAAAAGAAGGGTAAGCAGTCCTTCTACTACTTCGAGCGCGGCCTGTTGGGTGACGAAGACCTCAACCCCAAGACCCACCTAGACCTCTGCAATTTCCTCCAGTTCGATCCCTCCAGGCGTCGGGCGATCGTCGGGTTCCGTGGGTCTCTGAAGAGCTCGGTGCTGATTGCCTACCTCTGGTGGAAGGGCCTGTACAACGTCAACTGGTCGTCCATGCTGGTCGAGCAGCGGTTCGAGAATGCCAAGGCCCACCACGATCGCCTCCAGGCCAAGTTCCGCTATGGGCCCAGGGCCGGGCTCCTCCAGGACATCTTCAGTGACAGGTTGCCACCAGGGATAGAGGGCTGGACCACCGAGCGCACCCTCCTGGTTCGCACCGATCCCAACGCGGAACCCTTCGTCACCATCGGGTCACTCGATGGAAAGCTCGAGAGCGCCCATCGTAACTGTATCGCCTGTGACGATCTCGAGGGAGCTGATGCCGACAAGTCAGACGTGCCCAATGAGGACTCAGAGCGGTTCGTCGTCGAGCGGGCCGAGCCACTGCTACGCAACCCCTCCGAGGACGAGATCATTGTCACCGGCACCCCCCACGGCAAGAACCCCCTGGTCCACAAGCTCCTCGAGAGCCCCGAGTGGACCTGTTGGTGGAAGCCCATCCTGGACAAGAACGGCAAGAGCCAATGGCCGGAGCGGTTCACCCCCGAGTGGATTGCTTCGAAGCAGGAGGCCATCAAGGTCTCGACCAAGGCCCGGCGCATGTGGGACATGCAGTACCTCCTGCTGAAATCGACCGCGGCGATGTCGGTATTCGACATGGTTTCGATCAATGGAAACCTGTACAAATTCCAGGGTGGCAGACTGATAACTTACCCCTGCTACGAGCGGGAGAAGAACCCCCGGACAGGTGAGGTCGAGCTCAACCGGAAGGAAAAGGCGGTCGATCTGTCGGCCTGCCGGATCTACCTCCACGGAGACCCCGGCCACAAGAGCCCTGACGAGCGCAAGAGCGACGATCGCCCCTCGATGTGGGCCTGGATAGTGGTGGCGATCTCCCCGGACTTCCACGCCTTCGTCATGGAGACCTGGATGGAGTACACCTCCTACGACGTGTACCTGGCGACGTTCCTCCGGCTCTACAAGAAGTGGGCGCCCTACCAGTGGACCTTCGAGCAGATCGGAGCTCAGAGCTGGCTGCTGGCGCATCTCAGGATCCACGAGAAGAATATCGGCCCGATCGAGTCGCTCTCGAGAGTCTACGCACCAGGCACTCGCCGGCTCCCCAAACCCTCCACCCGGCTCAACGACGACCGGCCGCGGGAGCTCACCAAAGACAAGGAGGAGTGGATCACCAGCCAGCTCGAGATCCCCGTCAATATGGCCTGGCTGCACCTGCACGAGTCGCAGACCACGCTACTCGAGATGTTCGAGATGCACCCCTCCGACCAGCATCCCAATGACGGTATCGACGCTCTCGCCCAGGGCCCCGGGGTGTGGCAACCACCAACTTCCCCCGAAGCGATAAAGGCCATGAAGCGCCGCGAGGAGGAAATGCGGCTGCTAAACCTGGTGGAGCCACTCACCGGATACCGTCGCCCTTGGAAAGATGTGGCCGCTTAATTCTGAGTAAGTAAGTTACCCAGAATCATTTCTTTCCCTATATAGACGATAGTGGCGGCTGAGCACCTCTTTTTCTTGCCGGCGCCACCTTTCTGTGAATAATCGGCGGCATGGAGACACCGGATCTATCCGATGTCGTGGTGCTGCCCTACGAGGATCCAGCAGAGCAACTCCCGTCAGACGAAGATGGCGAGATAAACCTCGCTCAGCGTGAGGGCACCATCCTCCCGCTCGAGGGTGAGCAGTCGATCAAGCTCACCAAGGAGAGCGAGGAGGAGCTCGTCCGGATGCTCGTGGACATCTGCCAGGCCTACGACATGTCGATGGGCGACAGGCTGAAGCAGTGGGAGAGAGTCAACGACGCCTACAACATGATCCCCGACCCAAAGCGGCAGGGTCAGAAGCCCGACGCCTCCCGCCTGGTCTCGGAGATGACCCGCTCACAGGTCAATATCGCTGCCTCCCGGATCACCGAGGGCATCATGGGGGTCCGCCCGTTCATGTCGGTCGAGGTGGCAGACGACCAGGCCGAAGATATGGACACCTCCGAGGCGGTCCTCAACGCCAAGGCGATCGAGGAGTGGTTCGACTCCTACTCCCACACCGAGCTCGACGCCGAGGGCTGGATCCAGCTCTCCGTCATCCGATCCGCGAAGCTCGGGGACGCGGTGCTCCGGATCCTCTGGGACAAGGAGAAGTGGAGCTACTTCTACCTCGACAAAGATGGCGATGTCCAGGAGCAGTGCGAGACCAAGGGCAAGATCACGGCCGAGCTCATTCCCAACGACCAGATGATCGTGTGGCCCCTGACCCAGAACAACATCGAGAAGATGGATGTATGTGGTCACCGGGCCTACCTGACACCCATGCAGCTCCGGGAGTACGCCAGGACCAAGAAGATCGACAAAGACCTGGTGAAAAAGCTCATCGCTGAAGCTCGAGCAGGCGGCGAGGAGAAGAGCACCGAGACCCAGGAGAAGGATCTCAGGGGCAAAGACATCGACACCAACGTAGCGAACCCCTACAAGGGCCAGGTGGAGCTCACCGAGCTCTGGTGCTACTGCGGCATACCCGGCCAGGAGGAGAAGGGACCGCAGCGATTCACCGCCGTCTTCAACGAGGGTCTCGAGAGGCTGCTGTGGATCGGCAATAACACGCTCCGGGCCAACCGGCACTGCTACTTCGACCTGCCCTACTGGCGCGAGGATGGCTCCTTCTGGAGCTCGGGCGTCGGCTTCGAGTGCATGTACCCCCAGGCGGCCGACTCCGCCCTGATGAACCTCCTGATCGACAACCTGAAAATCATCGCCAACCACCTCCGGATCATCAAGGCCGGCTCCCAGGCCGAGGCCATGCACGACCAGATCGCCCCTGGCTACGACCTGGTGACCGAAGACCCCCAGGAGGACGTGCGGATCGAGGCCCTGGGCGGGGATCTCTCCAATATCTACCAGGCGATCGAATCGTTTGACCGACGCAAGATGAACACCACGGGGATCACCATGCCACTCGGCGGCATGGGCGACCCGGTGCTGAAGTCAGGCGCCTCCCCGACCTCGATCGGGCAATTGATCGAGCAGGCCGGCAAGAAGTTCGGCCAAGTGGACGCCAACATACGGCGCAACCTCTCCCAGATGATGTTCTTCATGCTCGAGCTCGCGCAGCAGTATGCGCCCGAGGGGCTCTTCTACCAGTCGGCCTCACAGGGCACCGCCGAGCGGCTCTCCCAGATGCGGTTCGTCCCCCCGAAGGGGGATCTGAGGAAGCTCCTCAGAATCACCGCTCGAGCACCCTCAGCGGCGACCTCCAAGGAGATGCTGAAGCAGAACCTCATGCTGGTGCTCCAGCAGACGATGACCTACATCCAGACCTTGATCCAACTGGCAGAGCTCACCTGGGGCGAGACCAACCCGGCCGGCCTACTGAAGCTCAAAGAGGACGCCATGCTCTACCAGCACGAGGTCTACGCCGCGGTCATCGAGCAGATCGACGTGCCGGGCCTGACCGCCAAGGTGCCGAAGCTCGGCCCACCCACCGACTACGAGCAGTTTATGAACGACCTGATAATGCAGATTCAGCAGCTCGAGCAGGAGCTCGAGAAGGTGTCGCAGGAGAATGCGATGCTGAAAGGAGAAGAGATTGCCCCAGAACAAGGCGGACCACTTGCCGGAAACGGTGGGGGAGCCCCGATGGGACCGGCTGGCCCTGGACCCCAACTTCCAGGGGATGTTCCTATCGGATAAGGCGCAGGCCTTTCTCAAGCGCCGGGCGGATGTGCTCGCTGACCCTGCTGGCACGACCGACCTACACGAGATTGGCAAGGCTCGAGGCTGGATCGAATGCTTCAAATGGCTACAAGAGCTCCCAGGCGAGCAACTCAAGACGAAGCAGCGACAGGCCGTGCCACCACCCGAGGAAACAAAAGCGACGGGAGCCACGCGGTTCCCTTCCCGCTTTTTCAAACGACGGCCCTTCCCCTCGTAAGAGGGCGGGCAGGGAGGTAGTAAATGCCGGATGCAGTTCCATCCCTCGAAGAAGTCACAGCGACTCTTCAAGGCGGAGCCACACCACCTGATCCCGGTAGTGCCGATTACGCGCCCGACACTACCCAAGGCCCCGACACCGAGCCAGCCATCCCTTCGAGAGAAGGCGGCATCGAGCTCGTTGGCCCGGAGCCGGCCAAAGCACCGGAGGATCTGGACGATAAAAGTCGTCGAATAACGGCGCTCGAAGCCGAACTGGAAACTGAGAAGAAGAGGAGAACCGACACCCAGGCAAACTTCCACCGAGCCGATCAAACGGCTCAGTGGACCGACGCACAGATGCGGGCATGGGAGACGATGCGACAGCGAGAGGCAGCTCTCGCGCAGCAGGCGCAACAGTCCGTGCCCCCGGGCTACGAGAAGCCGGATGAGTTGATCGAGGATCCGAAGAACATCGCGGATTTCGTCAACGCCAACGCCAATTGGGCGGTCGGGGCTGCGATGGCGCAGTTCTACCCGTACATGCAGGCCTTGAACGAGGCCTCTGTCCGCTTCGAGAAGATGGAGCACATGGCAGTCGAGACCTCGTTCGACAAGGCCGCGGCCAAGGTGAAGAAGATGGGCTACAAGGACTTCGACGAGAACCGGGAGGCGATCAAGGCTAAGTTCATGTCGGAGGGTGGAGAGCGCGGGCGCGAGCTCGCAATGGACCCCGAGATGGTCGTCAACGCATACCTCTTCAGCCGCAGGGCTCGAGGTCTGCCGATGAACACCGGGGAGACTCCTTCTCCCGATGTGTTGCCCACCACTCCATCTGTACGACCCGGAAGGGACGCCAGTGCAGTTCTCTCCAATCTCAGTCCCTACGCGCAAGAGATCACACGCCGTCTCGGCGTCGGTGGCATGAAGGTCACCGAAGAGGATCTCGAGCGGGTCGGGCTCCTAAAGTGAGGCGTATATGACACTCAAAGCAGCCAACCGGCCGCAGCACCAGGGGTTCACAACGGTACCCCCAGAGATCAAGGATTGGTACGCATCCCAGGGGATGAGACTCTCCTGGCAGCGCAAGCACGACGATTCGTTGTCGCTCAAGTTTGGCATGGGCATCCAACCGATCGTCGTCACCGAGCTGGAAGTGGACCACCCCGAGATCGTGGAGGTGTTCAAGCGATTCAGGATGAAGATTACCCCCGAGGGATACGTCCAAAGGCAGGACGCGATACTTTGCTATCAGTCCCAAGAGGAATGGGAAGAGACAGAAGCGGCATTCCGTGATCGCTTGAAAGAGCGTGAGGACGGAGTGGCCGACATCGAGACCTTGGAGAAGTCAGTCCAGGATCTCGTCAAGGCCACAGGAAAGGGAAGTGGCAACCCGCTTCTGACCGGGATCATTCCGAAAACAAGGGAGGTCGTCTCCGTCTCGAAAAGCCTATCGACTCCTGGCGTCCAGGTTGGCTTAAACCCTGACGAATAAGGAGGCATTTCCATAATGCCCAACACCTTCCCGAAGAGGACTCTCCGGATTCGCTATCCCGGCGACTCGGAGATGTCCTATTGGATCCGGAATCAACCGGAAGGCGCGTCACAGGTCTTCATCGGTTCCGCTCCAATCGTTATCACGGGTGGGTATGTAGTCGCGGCACAAGCCGCTGTCGATACTCCTGTCGCTACGCTCTTTGGGTTCGCCCTGAGAGACGGCAGGAACGGCACGGCTGGCCAGTATCAGGCAGAGATCGTCGTCGCCTTTCCGGGCCTCGAGTTCTACGCCAACATGCTGTCGGCGGATGGTACGGGTGACCGTGCTCTCCTCATTACCGACATCGGCACCGTCTACGACATCGAGAAGAACGCCGTAGGGGATGCCGGCCAGGACATCTGGCATGTTGCCGCAGCGAGCGTCCAGTCGGTAGCGAAGATGGTCAGCTTCGATCTCGACTATCACCTGCCCAACGTCGTTCAAAACACCTACGCCGAAGTAGGCGATCTGAACCCCAGGTGCTCCTTCAACGTGCCTGTGGCGAAGAACGACTACATCACCTAGAGGAGAGAAGAGAATGCCAGATTTTGGTGGAAACGTCGCCAGAATGCAGGAGTTCTCGGCCCTTCTCGAGCTTGGCTTGAGCAAGGTGTTCAAGGACGACCTGCCCACTCACCCGAAGCTGTATATGGACTGGATCACCACCAAGACGGCCAACGAGTTCATCGAAGATCAGCTCGTGACGACCGGCTTTGGCCCGATGCCTGCAAAGGCGATCGGTGGTCCAATTATCACCGACAAGCCCTTCATCTCCGCACCCAAGGACTTCGAGATCATTCCCTATGCTCTCGGGTTCGTCGCGGAGTACGAGCTCATTCGGTGGGACAAGTACGCAGTCTTCACTAACATCACCAAGAAGCTGACTCGGAGCGGCGTGGACCGTTGTAACGTGCTGGCGTATGCCATCCCGAACAACGCTTTCTCCACCGCCGATCCCGTCTACACCACCTACGCAGGCGAGGCGCTGTGCGATACCGCCCACGTCCTGATGCGTGGTGGCACCGGGCAGAACAGGCCCACAACCGATGTGGATGTGTCGTATCTCGGGATGCAGGAGGCGATCACCGACTTTGCCCTCCTGACCAACGAGGACGGCCTCTACATTAAGCTCACCCCCAAGCGCGTCATGGTCCACCCGTCGAAGCGGTGGGAGGCGGTTACGCTCCTCGAGAGCGACTACCGACCCGACAACGCCAACATGGCGAAGAACACGCTGCGCTCCGGGGGTCTGGGCGTTCACGATTCGCCCTACCTGGCCAACACGAATCACTGGTTCATGCTGGCCGACAAGTCAAAGCTCGAGATGAGCTTCGACACGGGCGATGCACTCACGTTCCGGCGTGATTTCCAGATGTCCACCTGGAACAACGTCTTCTCGATGTACGCGAGTTATCGAGTCGCCGTGCTCCACTGGTACGGCTTCTGGGGAACGACCGGAACGTAGGAAGGGGTGACTCATGGTTGACATGAAAACCCCGCAACCGACTCAGGTATGGAGCTCCAACCGCACCTCCTATCTCACTGGAGTTGTGGCAGGAGACGTTACTTTGCCGGGGATCGACAACACGGGGGCAGACAGACTCATCCGAGTTTGGCACCTAGCAGGAGCCACCGCTGCCGATCTCACGTCGGAGTTCTCGATCACCGCCAACGACACCATCAACAATGCGGGCGGCACCAGCTCTGCTGGTGGAATGCTCGCAGTCGAGTGGTACGACGGTGATTACGGGACCACCATCGCTGAGTGACAACCCTGATGGGGGGCTTCGGCCCCCCGTCAATCTCTAGGAGAGCTGTATGGACTCTCGACTAGGATCACCGCGGCACACGATCGAGGTGCTCATCGACATCTCGGTGTCCACCACGCTGTCCGAGGTCATCGACCTGGGGCCCTGGAGGATCGCAGCTCTCCACCTGCCTGCTGCGCTCAGTTCGTCTTCTGTGGGCATCCAAGCGGCAGAGGCCGGCGACGGTACCTTCAACAACCTTTACGACGCTGACGGCGTTCTCGTGGCCATCGCGGTTGGTGCGGCTCGAACGGTCGGGATCACCGGCTCACAAGGCGGAGCCCTCGCGGCGTGTCGCTACATCAAGCTGCTGATGGGCTCGGCTGAAGGCGCAGACAGAACGATCAACCTCCTTCTGACGCAGTAGCCTATGCCTGGTCAGGATCAGGTCTTCGAGATGCTGAGGACGGGGCACTTCGCCTGGGGCAGTTATGGTCCCGGGTTCGTCCCTTCCGATGTCTCAGGATTGGTGCTCTGGGTCGAGACCCTCATCGACCTCGAAACCGACATCGACGGTGTGTACGAGATCACCGATCAATCCGCCAGTGCGAATGATTTGGTGCAGGCGACCGGCGCACAGAAACCGGACGTGGTGACGGACCACTTCGGCTCAGGCGTCCCCGGGGTGCAGGGAGATGGGGCCGACGACAACTTAGGTCTCCAATCAAACCTAGTTCTCGCTGGCGACTTCTCGCTGTTTCTTGTTTGGGAACCAAAGAACATCGCCGGCAAGGAGTACCCCTGGTCGCTCGACGGCACCAATAAATTCATCGTCATCAGTGACGGCGCCGTGAGTGTCCAGCCACCGAGCGGCACCAACAAGATCGCAGCCAATGGGAGTGTTGCCAACGACGTAAAGATGCTGCTCGAGATCCACCGAGACGGCTCCGACGACTACTCAGTGTTCGTCAATGGTGTGGATGTCTCGAGCTCTCCCAAGTTCAACGACAGCACCACCGTCACTCGCCGCTACCTCATGGTGCGTAACCCCGTCAGTGACCCGAGCACGATGATCTTCGGCGCCTCGTTGGCCTATAGCTCGATCGTCACCGGGGGCGATCTCATCAGCGTCCGCTCCTATCTCAACGGGAGGTACAACCTCTAATGGCCAGGTCGTTGCGCTACATCATCGTCAGGCAGTCGAAGGCCGCCGCGATCAACGCCTGGCTGCAAGATCATCCCGATCTCGACCCTCGTGGTGGTGGTGACCAGACCTTCGTACACCTCACGCTGGCGCTCACCGCCGACCCAGACGACGGCTCGGTAGTCCGAGCCTATGGTGCATCGTGGGAGCTGCCGGTGTCCTGGTGGAACAAGATCCGCGACAAGGTGATTTCGTTGGGCTGGAAGATCAACACCACCGACGCCGACAACGACATCTCTCACTACACGTCGGGCTCCTGGACAGTCCAGCAAGTGCTCAACGACGTGACCCGTAAGCCGGCAGTGTTGAAAGTGGTACAAGCGGAGACCTGATGCCTGGACCCCACGGCTACCCACCCTCCCACCGCAACGTGGACGAGCCTCAGCCCGAGGTCTGCGATCTGTGCGGGATGCACGTCCCGGGCTCCCACCTGATGCTGGCGGAGGTTGAGGGCCTTCGGGGCTACTACGTCTGCGACCTCCAGGACGGGTGCAACCAATTCCGCGCCGCGATCTCCTACAAAGACCGACGCCGTTACAACGCTCGTGAGCACTCATCTATCGGCAGCTCGAGGATCTACCCCGCGGGCGCCGACACCGAATGGGACACTGGCTAATGGCTGTTCTGGACAGACGCACATGGGAAGAGCTCAAGGCCGAGCACATCGCTCGGATGGGCAGGGTGAGCGACACCAACTACGCCCTCCCGGCTGGCCGGGCGGAGCGGTTCCTCGAGACGGCCTACGAGGAGATTTGTCACACCTGGCACCATTACGAGCTCGACGGCACCGACTCCGATAAGGCCTTCGTGAAGACGGTCAACTCGCTCGACATCTCCTCGCTCACGGCCTACATCGTGGTCGCTGTGGCGCGGCTCGACAGGAATAATAAATTCGAGCAGTCCCTCGAGTACCAAGAGGCCAAGTTCTCCTTCCAGAGCTACGTGCCCTCGACCGGCACGGTGACCAAATACACGCGGTTTGGGGATCTGCTCTACTTCGATCGGCTCCCCAACACCACCAACAAGCTGGAGATCCGCTACTACAAGGAGCCGACCGCTCCGGACTACGATGCCGGGTCTCCGGAAATAGGGCGGGTGTGGGACGAGGCGATCTTAAACCTCTCTCTCGCCCAGGCCCACACCGCCCTGTGGCGCTACGACATCGGCCAGTCCCACGAGGCCCGCTACGAGAAGCTGGCCAACGCTCTGCCGCAGCCCAGGCTGCTAGATGTGTTCCAGCACCAGATCCCGGAGAGGCCCACCAGGACCAGGCCGCACGGAGGAGCTCAAGGATGAATTGGGGAGAGATACTCGACCTGTTTCTGCGGGTGTGCGAGAACACCCCCGACGCTCAGACCGAGCAGTGGCAGCATCTCAATTGGGCGCACGAGCACGTCTGCGGAATCATCGACCCCCCTGAGCTCCATGTGCCCAACGGGAGGCTCACCGCGGCCTACGACGCCGGCCCGCCGCCTGTCTACCAGGACTGGCTGGCGACCCCGAGCTTCGTGTACCACGTCGATTGGATCGCCAACAAGGATGATGGCCGGAAGCTCGACCCTGAGCCGGATGGCTTCCGCGGCAGAGCTCGCTACTTCGAGGATGGAGAGAACCGTCCCCCGACCGGCACCCCTCAGTTCTGGGTGCGCCGCGGCAACCGCATCTGGTTCCGTGACACTCCCAACTCAGAGCTCGAGTTCATCTACTCCTACCGGCGTCACCCACCGAAGGCCTCGAACGACTCTCTCGAGACCTCTCCGCTGGCGCCACCGCAGTACCACATGGCGCTGGTGAAGTTCGCAGGCGGCAACTTCTTCGACCTCCACCCACCGATGCTGCCCAACGGAGCTCTCGACTACCAACGGGCCCAGGGCCTACTGGACGGCGCCAGGGTGGACATGGGCGAGAAAGACGATCCCAAGGCCGAGGAGAACATGGATCGCCGGCAGTACGTCAAGCAGATGGGCTACGAGTTCTCGATCGCGGGGAGATAGATGCCCAACGGTGAAGAGAGCACAAGCCTCCGGAAGCTGACGATCACCCTGTCGGGTGGTCTGGACGTGACCGGACGTGACCGCGACCGCCTGGTGGACGGCGGCCCCATGCTCCGGGACATGCGGAACGTAATGATCTCGAAGGGCCACATCGTCCCGATGCCGGAGCTCCTCGAGTCGCAGGACATTGGGATGCACGATTCCTTGGTTCCCTGGCCGTGGATAAGCACCGATTTTGACCTGGATGGTTACACCCCAGAAGAAGGCGAGCATGAGTGGGCCTACCAGTACGGCTCCCAAGCGGGGGAGATACCCGTATGGATCGACCACCTGATTGTCCCGGGGCAATTCGAGGAAACGCTACCGGAGGTTCCAGCACCGAATGGTGGGATCAACAGCGACGGCTTCAGGCAGAAGCTACTGCGTGTGGTGGTCACCAGCAAAAATGCGTACACCTACTGGGGTAAAATTGGCAACCCCCGCGACGATCTCTGGAACCAAGCCAATCTGAATCTTTTTGGTCGCACTAGCGGTGCAACGCTCACCGTGACGAACGGCTCCGACATCGTTTCCTGCTCTGGGAGCCTCTTCCACACCCTCGTTACCATCCCAGATCGGGCGTCGGTGGCTGGTGGTTGGATCTTCCAAAAAGTAGACGTTGGGGGCGATATTCATGTCCATGAGGTCATGGAGATTCTCACCGATCACCAGCTTCGGATAGATCGTCCGTACACGGGTCCAAACGACACGGACCTGTGGTTTGGTGCCGGAGGAAACTTCCAGTATCGCGGCGCCGGTGGCGCCTACATGAACGAGTTTTCACATCGCGTCGTCGCTACTACCGATGCCAGCCTTCAGTTCTTGTACAACGGTCCCACCGGGACACGGCCAGCGACGGTCTATTGGGCTGGCCGAGCCGCTGGTGGTGGGCAGCAGATTTTCCAACCCTTCAGTGGCCCACAGAGGCTAACGGGCGGCTACAACACGGCCATTCTCGCTGCCGACCTCGATCAAGACCTCAGCTATGCCTGTATCGTCTTCTCTCGCTACCCCCATGAGCACGATAGCCCGCCAGCCAGCGGCAATCCTGGCCACGACTACGATCCACAGCTTTTCGACATCAACGGCATCGAGGTTCTGCCGTCAGGCCAAGTAATGATCGGCGGCTCGGCGCTCATCGACGAAAACTTCTCCCCTATCTACGGCCTGTACTACAGCCGCCTCTGGCACTCTGACATTGGGCGAGCCTACCTTTGGAACAACGCCGCTGGTACCGGAGGGGCGCTCGATCTAATCACCCACCGCGGGGCGCTGCTCGCCTTCAAGAAATTTGGCAATCAGTACACCGCTCACTTCCCGCAGGGCATCGCCGTTGGCTACTTCACCGGAGATCCATACCAGCCCGTCGAGTGGCGCGAGACCTTCGCAGACGTTGGTGCTCTTTGCCCACGGACAATTCTGACGATCGGTGGGAACCAGTTCTTTCTCGGCACGGACTACCGATGCCATTTCTTCGATGGGCAAAGAACACGCCCGATCACCGAATCCCCGATCGAGGCGCTGGTCAAATTCCCCGTCAATGAGCTGCGCTACTCGGCCTCTGCCGTCTACGACAATGTGAACGAGCAGGTGTGGCTGCTGGTGTCCCCGTACAGCAAGACCCGGGCCGACACGGCGAGCGACAATAACCGGGGGAAGAGCTTCGTCCTGGTGTGGGACATCAAGAGGGATCAGTGGTCGCGCCCGATCGACACCGATTGGGTGGTCGGGTGTCTGAGCGCCCCCTACCGCGACTACGACATAGATGATTGGGTCATGGCTATGGGCATCTCCAGCGCGAGCCTGTCCGGTGCTCCAGCCCAACCGTCGAGCATGTATCAGGCGATGCGCCTGGTGGACTCCTCCTGGTGGGCCAGCCCCTATCGCTTTGTCTCTCAACGCCGGCAGCAGTTTCACCGCGCCAGCAACGAGTCGAGCTTCACGCTGTCGGCCCTGGACTTCCAAGAGGTCGATGTCAAGAAGGTCATCGACCACATCGACGTGTACTTCGCCAGGTTCTACCTGCCGGCCGACGACGACATGACGGTGGAGCTCCGGGTCAACATCAACGGTGACCTCGAGAACTACGTAAACGACACCAAGACCCTGACCGAGACCGAGAACACCAGCACGGACCAGGAAGCGATCGTCCGCTTCTTCTTCGATGCGGAGGGCTTCGAGCAGGCCACCCTCACCACGATCCTCGAGGGGGACAAGACCGACTTCAACATCTCCGGAGCGATCGAGAAGTACGTGATCTACTACCAAGTCTTGAGCGAAGACCAGGTGGCGAACTGATGGCTGTCATCCAAAATAAAATCTTCGGCAGAATCTCAACGGGCCAAACCCTCGACACCTGGCAGATGGGGAACCCGGAGACGCTGCTCGATGTCATCAAGGAGCTTCGCCAACTCCAGCGCACCATCGAGAACAACAATCGTCTTATGCAGGTCTTCTTCGAGCATTTCCATAATCCCTTTCAAGCCGGCTTCCTCGTGGTTGGCCCACAGACGATGTTCTCTCTCGCCCAATCTCAAGTGGTGATCGAGAATGGAGCCATACAGGTCGGCCAGCATACGCGCAAGGATTTAGCCACGAGCAAAGGAAACTACGGTGGCTCGCGCCTGGAAGTCTATGCCGAGGGTACAGACCCAACCGCGAATCCATCGGGCTCAGATGACCTTTACTACATCCGAGGCCCTGCTGACTGGAATGTTCAAAGGAGCACTGTCGAGACCTGCGAGCTCCTCTGGCTGGAAAGGGGCGGGAACTGTGACATTAGGGTGTATGAGACCTTTGGCCAGCCGGGGTCGATTCGGCTCGACCAAACCTCGCCTGGCTTTCGAGACCTGATTGACTCCGGAGATACCCTGGTGTTAATGAAGACCGGCGTTGGCGTCGGTGGCATCGCTAGTTGGCATGAGGTTAGCTACTCATCGTTTTAAGGAGACGACTATGGGCTCAGGATCGGAACCACAGATGGGCGACGAACAGATGCTTCGGCAGCAGCAGGCCTACGCCGGCCCCCCTGGGCATTGGGGCGAAGCTCCAGAGGGTAGCGGCTGGATGATGCCGCGTGGACCCAGGGGTGTGCCACTGCAAGACCCTAACAACTGGCAGCAGTACCGAGGGATCCAGGCTGGTGGTGGCTACATGCCGTTCGCGCCGGCCGACATCTCCGGCTTCATGTCGGGTGGGCAGACGCAGTTCAACCCCTTCCAGGCGCCACCACAGGGCCAGGGACCGGCGAACATCCAGTACCCCCAACTCCCCCCCTGGATCCTGGACATCGTGGAGGAGGCGATGGCTGGTGAAGGTGGTGCGGCCGCTGCTGGCATGGGCCCGGGTGGTGTACCGCCCCTGGGCGGGGGTGCCTTCGAGGAGAGGAACACCAACGCCGGCCCGAAGCTCGGCCTGGACTGGTACGGCGGCTACGGTGGCACCTACGGCTTCGGCTCGAATCCACCGGGGAGCATCGCAGGCACATGAGCAAGGCGCTCGACTTCATCGACGAGAACCTCGACGCCGTGCTCGAGGTCTTCGTGGATAACACCACCCACGAGGGGATGATGGGCCAGCTCCACAGAGGAGAGCTCGGCCACTCCCTCTTCGAGAGGGACGGGGAGCCGATTGGCTTCCTGATCTACTCGCAGGTGAAGGACAATCTCTACCTCAACGCGCTGTGGGCCAACGTGAAGAGCACCGATGGCGAGCGGGAGGCTTTCATTCGCCATGTTCACGAGCTTGCCACGCAGCTCAAGTGTGTCCGGGTCGTTCTGGACACCTCGAGAGATAACCTAGCCCGCCGAGCCGAGAGCTTTGGCTTCAAGCGGCACTTCAGGATGATTCTGGACCTGTAAGGAGACGACTATGGGCGGAATGATGGGCAGCGGTGGCACAGAGACCACCAACTACCCGGATCCCAACCAGCCTGCGGGCTACGGGTTCCAACAGAGTTTCTTCGACCAGATCGCGCCGATGCTGATGGGGGCTCAGATGCCCTCGTACCCAGGCTCGATCGACCCGGGCATGAGCCCGACCGCCCAGGCCGCTTTGCAGTTGGGGCAGGCCTACGGCTCGTCTCCCGCGCCGGCCATGATGGGGCAGGTCAGCGGGATGCTCGGTAACTACTTCGATGCGGTGAACAATCCGTTCGCCAGTCAGACGCTCGGCTCGATGCAGCAGGCCCCCCCGATGTACTTCGGGCAGACCGGGCTCGGCCAAGCACCGCCACCACAGGCGTAGACAGGAGGCTAGACATGCCAATGACGTTCAAGCAAGGAAACCCGGCCGGTGGAGCTCCTGGGATGCGCCGGCCACAGCCCGGTCAGCCGGGGCCGCAGCAGGCGCCAGGCGCCATGAGGGGCAGACAGCTCTCTCCGCTGCGTCCCGGAGGCCCCTTCCAGCCCCCGGGTCAAGGTGGCGGCATGGGCACCTTCCCGGGTCAGGGCCCAGGCCCAGGAATGGGTCGGCGCCGCTTCAGACCACCCCCCTGGAGACGCCGACGCCCCGGCTTCCCTGGTGGCGACATGGGCCCCGGTGGTCCGGGACAGCCCCCGGGTCCGATGCCCACTAATCTCGACCAGGTGAACGCCTACGACGAGGAGCCGCTATACGCCGGCCAAGAGCCCCTTCCGGGGACGGCTCCTCCTCCGGTGTCCGAGCCGCTGCCGCCAGCACCCGGAGACTTCGGGCCTGGTGGTCCAGGCTTCCAGACCGGCGCCGATATTGTGCCCGGTCAGGGCAACCTACCCCCGTTCATCCAGCAGATGTTCGGTGGTCCGGGTGGCTTCCAGAAGGCCATGATGAACAACCCCTGGATTCGCCGGATGATGATGCAGCGAAGGGGCATGGGTCCAGGGATGGGACCAGGAATGGGACCAGGGATGGGACCGGGTGGACCTCAAGGCCCCCCAGGTGGAGGCCAGGATCCGATGCAACTCCTGATGCAGATGTTCGGTGGGGGTCAGCAAGAGGGGCCTGACCGTACCAGCCGTGCCGGCTACATGTGGAGCGGATAATGACTGTCGGCAACCCGGACATGCAGCAGGGTGGCTACACGGACCTGCTCAACCAGACGGGGCAGGAGCCGACCGCTGATCCAACGTCGTTGGGGGGTGCCAACGTCTACGACGTGTATCAGTCTGCGCTCCCGGAGATGGAACACGCCCGGGACTGGAACATCAACCAGGCGCTCGGCAAGGCCGGTATTGGTGGCGGTCGCTTCTCCACCGCTACCGAGCGCAACGTCATGGACATTGGTGCTCGAGCAGCCAACCAGCAGAATAAGATGCTGATGGATCTGCTCTACAACCAACAGCAGCAGGATCTCAACCGCGGTCTCCAAGCCTCACAGCTCGGGCTCCAGGAGGCGGGGCTCGAGGACCAGATGATGCAGGACCGGATCAACCAGATGTTCGGTATGGGCCAGTGGGAAACGGGTCGCCAGGACCAGTTCGCCAACATGGCCTACCAGGACTTCGAGCAAAACAAGCTCGGCTGGCTCCCTCTGCTTATGTCGTGGGCGGGTGGGGCAGCGCCACCGGCACAGGGGGGCCCAAGCGGGAGCATGACCGAGGGTGGCCCGGGTGCGATGGACTACGCCATGCAGGCCGGAATGATGTACGCCATGATGAAGTCAGACGAGCGCCTCAAGGCCGACATCGTGCGGCACGAGCTCGAGGTCATCCCCGGTGTCAAGTTCGCCACCTGGAAGTGGAGGGCGACCGGACGACCCGGTGCTGGTGTCATCGCTCAGGACGTGGAGAAAGTGTTGCCGGCAGCGGTCGGTGAGATCGACAGCTACAAAGCAGTCAACTACGCGATGCTCTAGGAGCTCGAGATGCCGAGCACTGTAACAAGGTCTTCCAACCCCAACTGGAAGTGGGACCAGTTCGATCGCTGGACCAAGATGGGCGCGGTCACTGCCGGGAATCTCAAACAGGCCCGTCTGGACCGCCGCTTGGGCAACGCATGGGGATACGTCGAGCAGGCCCGGCGTGGGGAGATCCCTCTCGACTCGATGGAGCTCCATCAGGCGCTCGATAAGGTCAAGAAGCAAAACCCCAACGGCTACCGTGAGCTCAATGCTCACCTGTATCAGATCGGACAGGAGCAGGGAGCAGAGAACACCCTGTCGGAGTGGTTCGGCAATCAAGCTCTCGAGGACATCGAGCCAGAAGAAACAGACCAACAGCTACTTGGAAGAATTTTTGGCGCACCGCAGGAGCAGACTCCCGGGCTTGGGTCACCCGAGCAGTTGGGCCCTCCCGGGGGAGGCATGGGTTTATCTCCTTCTCCTGCGCCGGCTGGACCTCCGGGTGAGCTCCCTGCGGTGGGCCAACCTACTCCGCAAGAGCTCGGCATCGGCCGTGGGCTCGAGCGCCCGAAGGACGTGGATCTCCTCTCGATTCTGAAGCCAGAGAAGCAGCCAGCGCAGCCCCAGGACTTCGGCACACAGCTCTCCAACTTCCTTGGCGACACCAAGGTACCGATCGCTGATCGGATGGATGTCTGGAAGAACCTGAGCCAAATCAAGGCCACGGGGATGATCCCCAAGACGATCGAGAGCCAGAGGGTCGGCATCGCTCAACAGCAGCTCGAGCAGAATGCCCAGAAGATTGTCCAGGGCGCACGGGCCCTCGAGTTGAGGGGTGAAAGCCAAGAAAGCATCGCGGCCTACCGCAAGTCAATGATCGAGCACTACTCCACGGGTAGCGAGCTCTCAGCGAAGCAGTACGAGCTCGCCGTCGATAAATTAGAGTTGGACCAGCGAGAGCAGGATCGCAGGACTTGGGAGACCTTCCAGGGCAGTTGGGCCGACCGTAATCGACCGCCGAGCGGTGGTCGGGTTGGTGGCTTCCCGGGCCGCGGGACGATGGGCGACCACGACAAGGCGATGAAGTGGCTGGCCGAGCAGAATCCGGAGACAGCGGACCTCTACAAGCCGAAGGGTGCCGAGTACGTCAAACTGAAGAAGATGATCGAGGAGTCGGTCGAGCAGTACCAGAGAGAGACCGGCGCTCCCAAGTCTGAGGCCGAGTCGTATGTCCGCCAGATGCTCCGAGAGAAATGGCCGGAGGCCTTTGAGGAAAAGAGTGGGATGCCGTTCTGATGTCCGATCCGATCAGGGTTACTACTCGGCCATACGAAGAGGAGCCCGAGGAGCTGACCGGGCTGGATGCTCTGATGGCCTACGAGCCGGCAGAGGCGATCGCCGCTCCTCTGCCCCCGTCTGAGCCGGAACTACAGCCAGAGCCACAGCCAGAGCCACAAGCGGAGCCACAGCCAGAGCTCTCGGGTCTCGATGCTCTCCAGGCCTACGAGCCTGACATCCCTGCACCAGCTCCACCTGTACAGCGCGAGGAGGCCAGGGGGCCCCTCCAGAGGCTCGGGGACTGGATCCAGGAGCAGCGGCCGGGCGGTGCCATGCCGGAGGAGGAGCCCGGGGAGGTTCCCCTGAGCGGCGACATGCTGATGGGCAAGGCGAAGGGCTGGCTGGTCGATTTTCTCGAGGCAGGGATGCGCGAGGATCCAGAGATGGCTCGGGCCCCGGTCGAGCCGACCGCAGCAGAGCCCACCCCAGAAGGCGAGCCGATCTACTCCGCCCAGGGAGCACTGTTGGGCTACCGCCCAACCGATGCCAAAGAGGCCTACAAGACCGAGCTCGAGGCCAAGGATGTTGGCCGGGCTCTCAAGGCCGGCGCTCTAGTCCAGGTGCCCCAGGCGGCAGGTGACTTCCTCCAGATGCTCGGATCGTCTATCCAGGACATCCCGCGACAGATTTGGGGGGTAGAACGGGAGGAGAGAAAGCCCGCCATCGAGGGGTTCGACCCATTCGACTCGATCGGGAACGTGGTCAGAGAGCTCGGTCTACCCTTCCAGGAGGTCGCCGCCAAAGAGCAGATCGACATGCAACTCCACGGCGCGGCTCACATCCTGGAGGAGAAGGAGTTTTGGGAGGCGATGGACGAGGATCCGATCGCCACCCTGACCCTGGGCGTGGCCCAGGCTGCTCCTCTCATGGGCATGATGATGTTGGGCGGCTACGCTACCCACCCCATCGCCTCCGGTATGGCCGTCGAGGGCGCGATCGGCTATGGCGAGGCCGACCGGGGTGGAGCTACCGAGGAACAGAAGCTCGCAGCCGGATTCTGGCAGGGTCTCGTGGGCGGCACGATGGAGGGCTGGTCAGGCTTCAAGCTCCTCTCCCGCTTCCAGGGCTTCAACGAGCGCAAGTTCATC